TCCATTGAAAACCTTTTTGCTTTACCCATTTAGTCATTATTCCCGACATACCACCTTTTGCTTTTCCTATAAGACTACTATTCGTACCAAACTTATATGGTGATTCGCTTTGTCTATTTCCTTTGTTGCTTGACTTGTCGCCTTTAACACCTTGATCTACAAAAGCACCGTAGCTTTCCATTTCAAAGCTTATCTGAATACTGTTCTTTGATTCTTTGACATAACCTTTTAGACTGTTGTTTAGATTGCCTTTCGTTTTTAAGTTGCTCTTAGCTTCACGAATGACATTGTCTTTAAAGTCGTCTAATAATGCTTGTATGTTTTTAAATTGTGACATTAGCAAATAGTCATTCCGTTAGGTATTAATATGTCACAGGTCATTGTCCATCCTGCTAACTTGTTTTCAAATCTATCTACAAAAGGTTCGCAAGTAGGATTGCCATCTATTTGGAATTTGTCAGACCATAAATCACCTCTTAGCAAAAGTTCGTAGCATCGTGTTAAGACTTGTAGCTGCGTGTTCAGTACATATAGTTCGTTGTCATTGCCGTCAAACTTATTTACTGTTTCGTCTTTTGTTATGTCGACAATATCCATAGCAAGTATGCTTATGTTATAGCGCACTACGTTGCTTTCAAGTGTAGCAGTATTAACGATAATATGCACAAGCGGAAAAATGTCCATTTTATTTATGTCAATGTCAAACAGGTTTCCTTGTGTAACTGTGTTTACTAAAACGTCTCCGTCAAAGTGTGCTTTTAATTTGTCTATAATATCAAAATAATCCATTATCGTTTCATTTGTTGTTTAAGTTCTCTTGCTTCGATTTCGTGTTTTTGCTTTTTGAAGCTAAGATAGGTGAGACATTTAGTAAGTTTATATCCTGTAACTTGGTCATACTTTGTAATGTCTCCGTCAGCCAATCCATAGATAGAAGTGTACCATTGCCAATTGCGTTGAAATTGTGCTCTTTCTGAGAATTGGTTAAATCCTTCGTCATCTTCTTCAGTTCTTTCTTCAAATAAGTCTGCGTAGCTTTCAGTAATTCTACGCCTAAATTCGACAAAAAAAAACTGCTGCTTATAGCTACATCAAGCGGTGCGTGTTTCATCAAGTCTTGCATATCTTCGTTTGGTTCGTAGTCTACTATTTCGTACTTGTCTTTGTAGCTTGTCTTGATAGGTCTGTACATTACGCTTAACGCTTTGTGGTACGTCTTCCAATCTTTTAAGTAGTTCTCTAAGTCTACATACTCACCAAAGCTTATGTCGTCGAATCTTGGTATAAAGCCAAACTCTAAATCTCTAATTTTAAATCTATGCACTAACTTAGGTTTTTCACTAAACACCTTTGTAAAGTGTGCGATCAATTCGTTCAAGTGCTTCATCTTTATTTTAGCAACTTCGCCTAACTTAATACCGCAGAATATCTGTATCATTTTCTGTGCAATAAATTCTTCATCATTGCTATTATCTTTCATAGATATAAATTCTTGATACCTAGATAAAGGTATTTCAGATAAGCTTGTAGGAAGTGTTATGTCTAACTTCATATAGTAATAACTTAATTTTCGTGTTTTTGTACTTTACAGAACATTATAGCTTCCGTAATTCTTGTTCATACCTAGCGTTTCCATTTCGTGATAACGCACCGCATCTATTGCGTGATTGTAGTTGTCTATGGGTTTGTTTAGTCGTTTTCCTGTCTTGTCAGTATCCCAACAGTAAGACCTAAGTTCTTTAATTAGATTCGTGCTATTAGAAGTCACTAAATATTCTTCACGTTGCATAACATCAATACCGTAGTTGATACTGTCTCTACCTTTCGTTACGCCTTTAATCGTGATTCCGTACCGTTGTATGTCTGCAATACTTTTAGGTTCTGCACTATCTGCGTAAACAGGTACGTCTTTTGGTAGTTTGTTTGCTATGTCAGAATTAAGCAATCCTGTTTGATAGACTATTTCGTTTAGGATTCGTTTATCGTTATGTTTCCAAACCTCTATAATAGAAGTTGGATCATTCGTGTAACCAAAATCCATTCCCAATCCTACAAGTCGTGCTTCTTTCGGTATTGTGTCTATTTGCTTCCAATTACTAAAGACGATGCCTTCAAGTTTTCCCATAAGACCGTTTACATAAACATCCACCCACGATTTCCAATAATTAGAAGTTTCTGCTTTCTTTATGTTCTTTTCTATTTGGTCTACTATGCCTACGTCTAAAGCTTCATTGTCTTTGTATGTTAAGATTATCTTTTCTGCATCTTCTTGGCCTTCAAGTTCTGTTTGTACCCAAAATTCTGCAGTTGGGTTGTAGTCTAAAAATACTTCGTCTTTTGTTCTAATAGACATTTCTAAAAAACTTTCAAAAGATATTTGATTACATTCGTTTATATATAAAATATTTCTTCTACCTCCACGAAGTTTTTTGCTATCGTCTGCACTAAAGAATTCTATAAAGCTACCGTTTGCAAATTCGTATTTTAGTAGTGACTTATTAAACCTGTCGTCTACAAACCTGTTAGTCCACTTCATACATTTCAAGAAATCGCGTAAAGCACCTCTACGCAAATGCGGTATGCTTTCTGCCACTACGCTAATTTCTAAGCCACCTGTCTTAGCTGCTTTGTCTATAAGTATGGGAAGTATGCCAAAAGTCTTTCCTGCACTTGTACCTCCTTGAATAATCTTAATTCGTTTTTTTAACGCTAAGATTTTATTGATCGCAGTCGTTCTCTTTAACATCGGGAAATAATGGTTGTTCTATGTTCGTTTGTTCTATCTGCTCTTTTAGTGCGTTTAGACGTTGTGTAATGCTTGGGTTATACTGTCCTACCATACCTCCGGTAATTTGGTCTTCACGTATTTCTTTGCGTATGCGTGTACAGACAGTATAGAAATCTTTGTATTCTTCTTTCTTATCGAAGTAGTTGCTTATTGTTAAGTCAAACTTTTCCCAACAGAATATTTCGAAACCTTCCATAGTTAAAGGTACTTCTAATGGTTCTCCTACCATTTCACCACCTCTTTGGTTTAAGTGGTATTTGATTCTTGGATTGCTTTTACGTTCTACTTTGTAAGCTTTGAACATATCGTACATTTGTTCTTGGCTTTCTATCTTTCTTGGTCTACCTCTTTTTGCCATTTTTCTTTTCGCTTTTTTGTAGGTTGTCTTTATAACTTGTACTGCAAACTGCTAAACGTTGGTCTGTGCCGTATTCGTTTACCATTGTATTATCTGACATACAACGTGCCATAAAATCAAGTTTGTTTTCTCCTGCTTTTGGTTTTGGTATTGGCATCTTAGTAAGTTTCGTAAATTTTCTCCATCTTAATGTTAATTTCTCTTAAGCAGCTTGAACATTGTGTAGGTTGTTGATTAGTGCTGAATATTCTGTTATAGATAGTAAGCATTTGTCTTTGTTCGCTTGGCTTCATAGTTTCACTTCTTTTAGTGTACCATTCGTCTAACCATTTGTGTTCGTCTTCCTGTAGGCACTTAGGTTGTGTATAACGCCACAAGTCGTTTAGCTTGGCTTTACGTTCTTCACACCCGCAATCGTCACCTGCTAACCATTTAACAACTTTTTTTATTCCTGTTGCTTCTGTAAACTTTTCTATTGTGTCTCCTAGACCTTCTGACTTCTTTTTAGTCGTTCGTTTTTTTGTTGCTTTCTTTGCCATTTGTTTTATTTAAGATTCTTTTTAGTTCCTGTATTTGTTCTAGTGTTTCATTGTCTTCTTCTGCATTACCGTTTATTTTGCTTTGAAGCCTTTTTATTTCTGCTTGTACGTCTTTATCATTCATAATATGTTCGTAGTCTTGATTCATAAAGTCTTCGTAATCTTCGCCTACATTTATTCGTATTTGATTCTTACAATATTTTAGCGTTTGAAATATACTACTTGTGCTTATTCGTGTTTCGTCTGAAAGTTTACGAATAGACCATCCTGTCTTCCAATACAAAGTAAATAAGTCACGATCATACCAATGCCACGTTTTAACTTCTTCACCTATAAGTTGTATTAAACCCGTGTAAGCTTCTGTTTCTTCTATGTAGTCGTATTCTACTCCTAAGTTATACACTTCTTCTATATTAACTTTCTTATGCTTGTTTTGTTGTTTACGGTAGTCGTGTACTAAATTGTAAAGCACACATCTTATATAGTATTTGTTTACAGTTCCGTTTTCCTGTAGTATGCGTTCCGGTGAACAATACTTACTGATCTTAATGTACATTTCTTGTACTATGTCTTCTGCTAAGTCGTCAACTCCTAAACTCTTTACGATGCGTAAATAGTCTTCGTGATGTTCTGCAACTTTACTAAGCCATTTCATTGATTAGTATTTAAACAAATGTAGTGATTATTTTCTAGTAGTTTAAAGACGTACTTATTAACGAAACGTTGTTAACAAAAAAAAGCGCCCATTTCTGAACGCTTCCTTGATTTGAACACACCTAACTTAAAAAGGTAAATCGGTATCGGGTAAGTCTTGTGGCATATTTTGTTTTGGTGCTTCTGCTTCTGCTTGGTAAGGCTCTGAAAACTTTAAGCTAAAATATTTCTTACCGTTCTGTGATTCGTTTAACCAAACTGCTACGTCTTTGGCTTTGCCGTCTATCATTGCTTTACCTTTGTAGTCGGGATGTTGTTCCGTCTTTTTGTAGTCGTTCTTAAAAATTGCACCTGTGTTGTCTTTCTGTTCCATTTACTTTATTGTTTTACTTAAAATGTATGCGCTTAACGTCTTTCGTGTGCGCCTTGCTTTTTCTGTTAAAAGCTTCTTTTGTTCGTCTGTTACTCTTATGTGAATAACGCTAGTCTTTCGTGTTTTCGTTGTCTGCATTGTATTCGTTTAGTTCTTTAATAATTAAATCAACACCTTCAATAAAGTCTATCTTTCTGCTTTTGATAAGCATAACAGTTTCATCTATTGCTGCCTTGTCGCCTATAACATAGCCAAGCTTTAATAAAAGTTGTTTAGATTCTTGTTCTTGTTTCTGTAGTTCCCTGTAATATTGAAATATTTGATTGTCCATATCTTAACTTATTAGTGTTTCGTAATACTTTCGGCATTCTTCTATTCTGTCGTAGATTGACTGTACTACTTGTTCGTCATAATCTACTACAAACGTTTTAATTCGTCTTTCTGCAGGTATGTTGTCAAAGTTGTGCTGCGCTTCAACGTGTTCACGAAGTTCATCACTTTCATCTATTAAGTGTTCTTTCCAATGTGCGCGTCTTACTTCGTCTTCTACCATAAGCGTAGGCGTGTTTATTAAGCAGTAACATAAGAAGCTTTTGCGTTTACCTGTTAAATCCATATAACCTTGTAGTTGGTAATAGTAGTCTTTGTTCGGTATGTCTTCTGCAAAGAATGGAAACGTTGTAGCATCCCAAGAAGATTTAACGTCTAAGATTATGTCCGTGTTTACATCGGGTGTACCTGTTAAGTAGTCGTTTGTAAAGTGTTCTTCATTCTTGATCATAAAACCTAAGTCTAAAACATTTTCACATAGCTTTATACCTTCGTCTTCAACTTGGTTGCCTTTGTCCGTGTACCTACTGCTAAACTCTTTACGTTTGCCGTACATTTCTTCTACTGCAAGTTCTTGTAAATATGTCTTACAAGTCTTGCTTAGTGTTTCTGTTTTACTTCGTGAATTGGTCATTATTTTACCAATAGAAGAACATCTGATTTTTAACATAACTCAAGTGCTTTAGATTGTGAAGTAGTTAGTGCAAACTTGTCTGTAAGTTTGTCTTTCGTGATTTTGCCGTCTTGTACTGCTTTTAACGCATCTTTAAAGCGTGGTGCAGTTAGCTTGTCTTTCTTAACTACAGGTACTTGCTCACCTGCTGCATCCGTGTCTTTGTCAGTTACTAATCCCAAGCAGCTTGAAATACAGTAACGACGAAAATAACTCACGCCACTACCGAAACTTTGATAGTCATTCATACCTTTTAGTGTTGCTTGTGGAATAAGTGTGTTTGATTCTAACGTTTCACCACTTTCTACGTGAAAGATAATAGTGTTTAAGTAGTTATCTTCTTCGTGTGTGTTAATTAGTTGTGTGAATCCTAGACCGTGTTTGTTTAGTAGTGGGTTAATCTTGTCGAAGATCGTAGGCAAGTCTGCATAAGAATAACCATAACCTTTTGTGCCTTTGAATATTGGCTTTACTTCTTGCTGAAAAGCTGCAAGTGCTTTAAATAAATTTTTCATAGTGTATTTAATTAAGTGTTTGTGTGTACAAATATAGTGTTTATGTGCATACAAAACAAATAAAGACCTACAATATTAATTTACTTGTAGATAGTGCATATTGATTTTGGTGTACTTTATGACCGTTATCAAATAAATCACCTTTTTGTATTAGTTTGCAATGTTTAAAAAAGTCTATTTTAGATATACCACCTAAATATTCTAATTGTTTTGCATTTTTACTGTAATAAAAAAATACATACCAATCTACATTATGATTTTTTTGGTGTGCTTGAACGTGAACATTCCAAGAAGCTTTAAATTCAGAATAACCTATCTTAGTTTTTACGTCTATTCTTTTGTTGTTTACAATAAAGTCTGCTTCATAATCTTTGTTGCTTATTCTTTCTGCCTGTGGGTACATTTTGTAAAATGTTAATTCTCCTAAATTACCTATAATTTTAAATTCGTTTTGTGTTTGCTTGTTCTGTTTGTAAACTGTGTATTTATTACTTTCAAATAAACCCCATTCTTTAGCTTCTTTTAACAATTCATTTCCTACCTTCATTCTTTACTTTTTGTTTGTATAACTCTATAATGTCTTTTAATTCTTCTCTTGTGTACTTGCGTGTCTTGTGTGCTTCTTCGTGTAGTTTAAACAGTTCTTCGCCTCCTATTCGTTTTTCTATACCTATTTGGTAGTTTAATAGATCACCGCTTTTATCTTTGTTGCACGGTCTACTACATTGTGCGTGTACGTTTAGTTCTGAAAATCTGACTGCATTGTGACCACCTGCAGAAAAATAGTGACCGGCATCTATATTGCCTTTGCGTAGTGGCTTACCACAAGAAACACACGGATAACCTTTTGCTTCGTCTCTTGCTCTTATATATGCGTTAAAATAAGTCTGTGCTTTTTTAGTTAAGCTTTGCACCGTTTCAAGTTCTTCTTTCAACTTCTTCTTTTCTTTCTTCCAATTCTTGACCTTTGCAGTTTCTACCCATGCCTTAACGCATTCAGATTTAAAGCAATATTTTTGATTAAAGTGCTTGGCTTCAAATTTCTCTTTGCAATTTTTACAACGTGGCATCGTCTTTTTGAAATATGTAAACTTCTTCTACGTTACAATCTATGTTAGTGCAAAAGTGTACGTTTATTACGCCGTCATCTTCTAAGTTAAAGTCTTCGTATTCGTGTTGCTCTTGCCATTTTATTGGCTCTGCGCATTGTGGACATTTCATAATTCTAATTTAGCATCGTTAATAATTTCTTTTAGCTTGTCTATTTCGTGTTTATGTTCTGCTATTATGATTTGGTTTCTAAGATTAGCTTTACATTCTAAATAGTATTCGATTTCAAAGTCTTTAAAAACAGAATTAAAATGCTCTATGTCTTGTAAGCTTTCTTTCATAGAAGTAATTAAGTCTGTTCTGCTTTCGTGTTTTTCTACAAGTTCGTCTAAGCTATCTTTAAACTTTATAATCGTAGTTTTTAAGTTAATCTTGGCTTTTAGTATTTCTAAGGTGTTCATCGTGTTAATTTATGTTGATCCATTACTTGTTCCCAAAATTTTTTTTCTTTTCCTTTTGTTGCATAAATATGTTCAACAATTTCTAAAAATATCATATTATCAATGACAATGTCAGTATAATAACCATTGTTATTTGCGTTTGTACGGCAATTTAATCTTATTTTTTCCAATGTTTCAAGTGTTTTCATCTTATATTTTTTAATGGGTTTACACCTCCTATTTCAAAACCTAAACCTCTGTTAAATTCACAAAATATATAGTCTTCTAACAACGTTTGTTGTCCGCCTGTATCTGTGTCTTTAATTTTGTCTACAGAAATTAAAGTTACATATTTCATTGATTCGTGTTTTACAAGTCTGTGTATA